TGCATCAAAAAGTGTAATTGTATCAAGTGTAACTGCTGGATTGCCATTATTATCTTCTCCTCTAAATGTATTAGTAAATGTTCCTGAAAATGCTGTTTCCTCAGTAATTGTTGATATGTCCTCAAAAGATTGTAAAGCAACAACACTTGAAGTTATTAAAGTTGCATTTGCTGACTCATTACCAAGTTTATCTACAGCTTTTATATACAAATTAAATGGTGGTTTAAGTGCATTAACAACAACACTATTTGATTTTCTTCTTGGTACTTGTACTAAGGGAGAAGTATTAAACCATGCTGTACTGCCTGAACCCATAGAATATCTTATTTCATAAAATTCAATATCTAAGTCTGTTACTGCTGTCCAATTAAGTGACATTTGATTTGAACCAATCATTGAAATATTAAAATCTTCTACATCAGATGGTGTATCTGTAGCACCAATAATTAATCTTGAAGCTGATACAAAACTAGATGAAACACCAAAACTATTTATAGCTTTTACTCTTACATCATAAGTTTGGTCATCAATAACATTAAGTAATTCATGGTTAAGTTGTGAACCTGTAGAAATAATTTTAAAATCTGACTCTGTAGATTTCTTTGCTTCTACTTGATAATTAGAAACAAAACTATCTGGTGAAGCACCTACAACAATATTTAATCTAGTAATTACAGTTCCATCAGAATATTCAATCATTTCATCTGAAAGTGTCAAAGAAGCTGGTGGCTGTATTACAAATGGATTTGGAAGATTAGTTGATGGTGTTGTTGTTTGTTGTGCCTTAGGTGCAAATGTATAATGACTTCCTTGATATTCTACTAAATTTAATTCTATCGTAAAATCTTCATTAAAAGTCAAAGACATAATTCTAAATGGTTTTGCAGAAAAACCTAATGATGAATGTGTTATATTTACTATATCTCCAATAACTAAATCATAAGCATCAAAGCCTACATTGATTGAAAGCTGTAAAGCTTCTCTTGATCTTCTTAAAATTATTTCAGCCATCTCCTCTGCTTGGTATGGTGATGTAAGTGACTTCATAGAAAATCTTCCCTCTAGCAAAAAGCCACCATCAGCCGCTTTTAGAGTTGCGTGTCTATCTGCAACATCTAATCCTGAGTCATCAATAGGTGGAAACTGAACTTCATCTGCTTGGAAGTTTCTATCTGGATTTATAAAAGAAACTATAACCCTATTGTATCTATCATTTTTACTTGGAGAAGATAAACTGTAACCACCAATAATATCATCTTCAGTAAGTGTAATTGAAGCTGAACCTGTTGTTTCAATAACTAATTTATATTTACCACCAGCATAAGGTAAAAATCCTCTGCACCCTGTAATCAACTCTCTCAGGTTAGAGATTACTTTTTTTGACGTATCTAAAACTGCATTTGTATCAAAAAGATTTATTTGTGAGCCACCTGAAAAGGGAGTTACCTGAGTAACACAAACTTGTGAAGCATCATAAAAACTTTGTAAATCTATGTCAGCAGTTGGTATTCCTTTTCCATATCTTTCATTTCTAAGATAATCTAAAATACAAAATGCTGGATTTGTAGAATATGTTGCACTTGATTCAACTAAACTTGAATTTAATGTGACTATTTTTTTACCTTGTATTTTAGCTTGTACTTTTGGGATTGAACCAAAAATATCTTGATTCCATTTAAACTTCAAAGCAAGATAAGCAATACCAGATAATTTATGATTACTTGTCCAGCTTGATAATGTTGATAATAGACTAGATGCACTTTGACCATCACTACCGAAATGTGGCTCGATTGTGATATAACTTGCACCATCTTTATAAAAATTGCTATCTGAACTTGCTACTGTTCTTTGTGTATTATCTGTTAGAGAACCATTGAATGTAACTATTTTATCATCAACTCTAATTTCTTGTATTGAGTTTATTTCACCCTCGCACATAACAAGAGCCATGTATAAAAATTCGTTATCTGTTCCTGAAGTTTCTAAAAATACTCTAGTATCACCAATAAGTCTTTCACCATAAACGACAGGAATAGCCGCATCATTACTTTGTTTATTTACTAATATACCTCGTTCAAAATCATCAAATTCACCTACACCAAAATCAGGAATATCAGGTGTTGGTATTAACCATGATATAGCTTTTGTTATTATTTTTGTGAAAGCTTTGAATACTTTTTTTACAGGTCTTGTAATTGCCTTAAATACACTTTTCAATCCCATTATGCTCTACCCCATTTTATATCTTGTACTGTTTGACTTGAAAAATCCATACCAACATCTGTACTAAAAAATCTTTGTTGTGATGTGTTGTTAGTTTTTCGACCTGATTTTTTTTCAAAGTCAGCCCAATGAGAAACTATATCTAAACTTACTGAACTAGCTGAATCTGTTTCTTGTATTGCAAAATTATCAATAGTGCCTTTGTAAAGTAAAAAAGGGTCAGCTATCAAAGCACTATTATCATCTAAAAACCCTCTAAATATTGTAACTGTATCTGTAATAATATTTTCATTTAAAACTGTTGAAATAAAGGTTTGATCTGCACCTGAAAGTGTAATTGATATTGGAGATAAATTTACATCTGTTTCTTCTGTAAAATCAGAAACACCCATAATAAAATCACTAGCAACATAAGTTACTGAACTTCCTGAAACTGATGATGTTAGTGAAAAAGAGCAATCAGTAATATTAACAGGAGTACCGAACCCAATAGTGATAAGGTGGACAGGTCTAATATCATTTGTTGCTAGTTCTGTCTTTATTGATGATGTTAGGCTTCTCGTCATATTTCTCGTAACTTGTTCTGTTTATTTTAATAGTATCTAATACCTTATATTTAGCATTTTTGGTAGGCTGATTATATTGTCCAAGATCATTTGTTTTAAAATTAATATTTTCTTCGTCAATGATTTCTTCAGCAGTAAAATCAGCATTAAGCCAATAAGTGACTTTATACTTCATTACAAAGCTTCTTCTACATCTAATTCAAATTGATAAAGAACATTCCCATCTTTGTCAGCACTTACAGCACCAAACTCTTGAACATCATTTGTAAGATGAACTGTAAAAGGAATATTATCGTAAGCTACAGCTTCGTCATCTGACAATGCAGTAGTCAATGGTGGTTCTATTGTGACAGTAGCCGCACCTGAAGAACTTGTTACATCTGCAACAACCATATAGACTTTTGTGTGTCCATTAAATTTTATAAAATCACCAGCCCTTAATCTGTTTGCTGTATCAGCCGCAAATCCATCAATAGCAATAGTAGTATCTCCAACTGTGTGACTACCATTAACAGCAAGTGTTCCTGTTTCAACTCCTCTAGCATCTTCTATTTCTGGTGGTATGATTGTAAAGTTTTCTTTTTGTGATCTTTGTTTGATAATAAATGCCATAAGTTCGCCATAAATATCAGACCTTTTTCCTGTAATTATTTGTGCAGTAAAAGCAAATCTTTGACCATCTATTTGTCTTGCAAGTTTCTTACCTGATTGTGATTTTGAAATAATTGTATTCTGTATGCTCCGAATACCAAGAGTTGAAAAACCAGCAGAAGATATTGGAAATGCACCAGCCATTAGATTATACTACTTCTCCCTTTTTCATTTACTGCATTGTTTATTAATTGTGTTATTGTTCCTCTTGATCTTACAAGTAATTCTTCAAAACCAGAAGCATCAACAGTATTGATATTAAAATTAACATTTACAGCACCACCGCCAACACCTCTTGCAGATTGTGTTATTTGACCTGATGAGTTTGGTATAAACATTTCAGCACCTCTTTCACCTACAATAGTTGGCTGTCCTTTTCTTACTGCTCCACCTGATTGTTTTCCAAAACCAAAAAAACCACCAATAAAACTCAATGGACTTAAAAAGCTTGAAAAAGTTGATGCCTTACTTGATGCTACTTGTTTTTGTTTTTCTCTTGTAATTAATTTTTCTATTGCAAGTTCTACTCCTTTTTGTGCAACAATACTAATAATAGCACTTAAAACTTCTACTGCTAAAGCTTTTGCCATATTGCTAAATGTATCTTTTAAAGATTTACCTAAAATCAAAGATTCAGCAAGTCCTCTTGA